GATTGGTAATCCTCTATCTGTTCCGCCATTAGATAATATAGGTGAGGCAAACATAAACCATTGGTTAGACACATAATCATACAACCTTTGGGCATGAGCTGTGTTGTCAGCAAATGCCGCTGATGCACGTACGAAAGCATCTTGTGGTGATTTTTCCTCAGGAAGCATATACCTATCCTTTAATATCTCTGTACCAAATTTGGTCAATAGCTTGTCTTTCTCGTAATTAGGGGTAGGTGATTTTATCTTCATAATCTCTCTTGTTGTTTGTTAATTTTAGGAAAGCTTTTAGTATAACATCTTTTATAATTAATAGCAACAAAAATCATACAAGACTTCGTAAAAAAATTGTAGCGTAATCCCAATCTACCTCTTGACTAAAGGCATCTTCAAGAGATTCAATCATAAATAAATCTAAATCTTGATTAAGATTTTTACACACTTGTATTAACCTTATATCATAATCTGGATAGAGCCGTTGTATAATTGGTAAATATAAGTTTTTTAGTTGACTTTCAGCTTTAGCTACTGCTTTTAATTTACATTCTAAAATAACAAGAACTTTACTATCTACATCTGGTTTAATTATAATGTCAGTTTGACACCACCCATTACCTCTACCATCTTCAAATTGATACCACTGACCATGTAATACACGGTCTTCACCATACACTGCTTTCATATAATTAGCAATACGGTTTTCATAAAGTTGGCCAGCTCTTTTCACACCACGAGATTTTGTCATGGGGATAAAATCTGGGCGTTCATCAAGAGCTTTGACCCACTTTAGTTTACGGATTACGTTGCGTTTCGACATGGAAAAACCAAGTTCCCTTCAACTTTAATGTAACCCGAATCTTCCATAGCCTGAATTGTTTGTGTCAACTCTCCAGGATTTGGAATCTTTCGTAATAACTCACGTTTAAAATGTTTAATGAGTAGATGTGACCTACCATTGGCAAACAAGGTATCGTTTAGCCAGACTGTCATATCATATGCAATCTTACCTGTTCGACCCATACCAAAACCTTCTAATGCTTTAGGCATATGTTTTTCCATATCACGCATTAGTTCTTTTGTGTATTCCCAATCTTCTAACATAATTTTTCTTGTACCTCGTCTAGCAGCTGATACTGATATAGCTACTTTAATATGATGTGATACTCTCCTCTGATTATACTCTGCCAAATGAGGGGCAGTAGGCTCTGGTGGAATATTATTTTCAATATCTTTATTAACTTCATCAAAACAATCTGGATCAAATGTCATTGGCCCATACATTTTTGCTATTGTACCTAAGTCATGTCTTAAATTTTCTACAGTATTATCTGATACTTTCTTTTGTAATAAACTCTGAGCAATTTTTGGCCCATCATAAAACACTGGTATCATTCTAGATAATAAACCTTGAGACCTTGCATCCTCTGGTAGATTATCAACAAACTGTTCTGGTGTAGCACAAGCTATCCAATTTAGGCAAGGCCCATTAATAACATATTCTCCAGCAGTTTTAGTTTTATGACTATAAGAATCTTTACTGTCCCACATATCTGTAAGAAACATCTGTAAGTACCTATCCGTTCTAGACATAAACGCACCAAACTCTGATGTAACTAAAGTAACAGAAGCATCATGAAACTCATCAATCTGGGGACTACTTAATCTCATATCAATACGTTGTAGCTTACACATATCTACTGCTAATTTTTCTGGTGTGATCCTATCTTGTATAGAGTATAAAGGATATTTACGTAACCCATATTGATCTAAACCAGAATTAAAATTCGCATCATCTTCAGTAGTACCCACTGGTGTTGTAAGTTTAGTAAACACTTTAGAATAAGGTAGTATTAAAGATACAGATTTGTTACGACCAGGATTTGCTATAAGAGTAATAAATAGATTACTCCTAATATCATAGTTAGCCATAGGAAACCACACACGCCTACCTAGTGCCCCAGCTACTGAAGATAACGCAGACCAGATAGCAAATGGTCTAGGTATAGGACTACCTTCCAATGCGTCAGCACTTGCTTTTAAAAAATCAGTATAATTTCTAACCACATGGTCTCCATTTCTTCATTGCTTTCCAGTTAGTACCAACTTCACAATCAGATGGTATAATCATCTCTTTCTTACCTACAGTTAAAGGGTTATGCATACGTTTTAAAATTTCAGGAATTAATGTATCTACTTCTTCTGTAGGTATTTGTCCTAAAATTGCATCATGCACTTGACCTAATATTTGCACACCCTCACCATGTAATTCTCTCCACACTCTATATAAACCTAAATTTAATAAATCTCCAATAGTAGATTGTGGTACATATGCAATAGCTAATCGTAATGTTGATGCGTCATCTAATCTAGTCCAAAACTGTGTACGTCTGCCAAATGGTGTTGTCAGTGTACCTGTTGTTTGTATCTTATGAGCTGTCTGATCATGCCATGTACGTATACCTGGAAATGCACCTGGAATTTGTAACTGAGTATGTGGGCCCGATCCTATGATGTTGCCCTTATCCATTAACTCTTTAAAGCCTCCCTCCTTATCTTGCTTATGCCATTTCTCTACTTTATCTAATTGTATCACACCTCCAAAATAAAGCAACTGAAATTTTGTTGCTTGGGATATTTTTATTTTAATTTGTCTACCTAGCGAATGAGGTGACACTCCATAGTTTGTTCCGTGCCCAGCTTTTTTACAAATATCTCTGTAACTATACTGATGATAATAAGGCGTGTTTGCTAACTCTCTATCTTGTTCTGGATCACCAGACCAACCTAGATTAGGCCAAATCATTTTAACAACTTCTGTATGTAAGTCAGAGGTTTCACATGCGTTTATATATCCCTCATCTCCAGATACATAAGCTGTTACCCTAGATTCTGCTTGTTCTAAATCTGCATAAAACATTGTCATACCTTCGTCTGGTACAAACATTTCACGCATGTCTTTAGTAATATTCTGTAAGTTAGTTCCTGTATTCCAAGGAGATTCTTTAGATGACCAACGACCTGTTTTAGTTCCAGCTACTTGATAAGAACAACGGACACGCCCATCATCATCTCTTTTAGTATCTAATACATTTATCTGCTTATCTATATTTCTTAATGCTAATATAGTATTACAAAAAGGTTTTGCTCTAGGATAATGTTCTGCTAAATGTTCTAATGCTTCTTTATCAGTAGATACTTTTTGCTTACCTTTAACACTAGCAATAACTTTAGGTAAACCTAAATGTACATATAATAAATCTTGTAATTGTTTAGGACTTGCTGGATTAAGATCTTTATCCCATACAGCATTAGAAAATAAATTAAGTGAACGTTGTAACTTAAGTCTGTGGTCTTTCAAGGGGGCACGTATTTTTCTTACGACCTCCTCATCAACTTTAAGTCCACGCAACATCATAGATAAGGCTGGCCCAATACTGGCTATTTCAAACTCGTAAGTCTTACGTGTTACATCATCTAATTTACTGCCAATTTTATGCCACAACTCACTGGTTAAAGCACAATCTAGAGCACAATATGCCCATAAGGTTTGGTCATCATCTAATTTTAGATGAGGTATCTCCGTGTTTTTGATTATCTTCATGTGCTAATTCTCCTGCTATTGCTGAGTATCCAACCATATCTATATATGTGTCCATACTCGGATGTCCAAATTTTGCTCTCGCAACCTTTAATAGTACCATGAGGATTGCTACATCTCGTGCTTTTATTTCTTTATCTAAATAAGCACTCCATAACGTAGCTATGTTGTTGTGATTTGTTCTCTTGTCCCCATATTCGTTTTCTCTTTCACCACCTAAAATAATCTCGGCTGTGTTTAATATCTCTTTAATCTTTCCGCCAGATTTCATCATAACCCCCCATAACTTTATAAAAATCTTCTCTTACTCTTGCTGGCTCTAATGCTGCCAGATAACAAACTTCTTCAAAATCTTCTTTCTTATACCTAAACCATAACTTTGCTGATCTTCTATAATTAACAAACTCTTTAACTTCTCCACCATACTGCATATCTTGCAAGGCTTGGTCTAGTACTGATCGCCACAACTGTAAGTGATTTTCAACACTGCGATCTTCTGTCCCTACTGTTTCAGCAGAGAAATATTGTGGTCGTTTCACTATTCATCAGCTTTGGTGCTGTGCGAGAACTTGGCTAAAGTTTTCCATGCACTTTCATTTGTGTACAATGAGCCAAGAAATCCTAAACCTTTTTGCATTTCAGGTTGGTAGGCATGGTGGGCGTGCATTGTATCATGTGTCACGCCAGTTACTTTTATGTTCTTCTTAAAAGATAGCCATGAAACATCATACGTTTGGTTCTGAGCTACTTTTGTTATATTTGCATTTTCTAATATACGTTTCACCCATTGCCATGCTTTTAGTTCATCTTGGTATTTCCAATAGTACTCTCCATCTTTTTTTATAAACGGAACAACTAAAGCTGTGTTCTTGTTCGGGGCAAATCCTATGCACGTAATTTCTCCATTAGCAGTTTCAATATCAAATGCTAATGGCTCATCTTTGTTACCTTTAGTTATAAATTTATCTTCAAAATCTTTTAAATCTTGTAACGAAGGTTCTAAATAAAGACTACGTTCATCTCTTATTAATTCTTTTTGTAATGATTCTTCTTTTGCTTTGATTAAATCTGCAACTACTACAGGTCTAAATTCAAAGTTTCTAACAACCGCACTGGGGCTGTAAGTCGGTACGACTTTGCAATCTTGTTCAAGCAATCCATCACTACATTTCATTACCGAACCTCTATATGTACCAATCTTATCCAGCCCTGTCAGTGCCCATAACGAAGCACTACCCATTGCAATAATTACATTAGGTTTTACTTCATTAAGCTCTTTGTATAATCGCCTTACGTCTTGTTCCATTTCTTGTTTAAGAAATCCATGACCTGTTGGTGGAAAAGGCGATCTCCATTCATTTTCTTTACATATCTTTTTGTAGCTCAATCTGTTGTGAAAAAAGTTTGCAATATTATCTTGAGCTGGTTTTAATTGAAAAGTGTGAGTGAGTAGGCATTCTTCTAGCTTTACGGAAGCAAGGTTACACATACCTTTCAGTATCTCACCTGTGCCCCCAGCTAGTATTTTATTTAACCGAACTTCAGTAGTAGAAGGATGATCCATAACTATGGCTATGAACATTTTACCTTGAGACTTCTGAGAATTAACTCGGTTTAAAACTGCATACTCACTCATGAATAATTACTTATTAATTATTCTAGATATTGATGCTTGTAGGATATCTTTATTCCTACCAACCATTTCGTGTTTTACAACACCAGAAAAGGTTTGACCGATAGCCATCTCTAGAGATGCAGAATATGGAATATCACTATCCATTTCTAGCGTATCTATTATAAACCTCTTCAGTGAAGCCGCAGGATTGTTCAGCTTCATTGCATTGGGTGTTACCCAAAACTCGAGCCTCGTGCTTTCTGCATTCTCTAACTGACTTTCGTCTAGATCAGATTGAATCACACTTACCGCTTTTACGTTGATACGTACTAACGGTGTTTGGTTTTCTCCCACTCTGTCTGAGCGGTAGCTTTTAATAATAAAGTCGTAACTGCCCTCTGGCAATGTCACCGATTCTGGTGTGTCATTAGGTGTCATACTTAAAAAATCAGCAATATCATTCATTGGTTAACCTCCTTGTTTTGCTGTTATCTTAGGGGCTTCTCCCCCAAGTTTAGTCTTCGCACTTTTTTGTATAGCATCAAAAAGTTTATGTAAATCTAATGGAGCGTTAGGCTCTATTAAACTAGGTGCAGTAACTTTTAAATCCATGCGGTGGTCTGATACTGTACGTAAGGTGCGATCAGTGCCTTTACTAGAACTTTTCGTATCAATACGACAAACACAATTAAAGTATCTGCCGATCTTGGTAGAAAGTTTAGATCCAACACTTGTTGGGTATGCTTTCGACACACCCATATCTCCCTCCATATATTGCATATGTGAAGTTATGATAACATTACACGGCACTTCACTTCCAGTGAGGTACTGAATTATATTCTGTACATCTCGTGCTGCTGTGCCCCACTCTGGCTGTGTAGGCTGATCTGTGGGTTTCTTATTATTAAATACTAATGCACCTCGTAAGGCTGATTCGCCCATAAGTGTTAAGCTGTCAATAACAATAACATCTTTACTAGTCCAGTTTTTAACTGATCCTAAATCTTCATCTCCGTCTTTCCAATTCGCAAGTAATTGAGCTGATTTTCTAAAAGCTGTAGCATGACCTAATGGGTCTTTAAGAGTAACATAAGATACTCTATCTATTGCATCCGCATTTAAAAATTCTGGAAGTATTGCTAGCCCATCATCAAAATCTAATATGCGTAGATTATAACCTGCGTTGGCTAAACTTGCTAAACTAGCTGTCTTGCCTGAGCCACTATCGCCTACTAATAATAGTTTTGTCACTTCACTCGCTTTGTGATTCCGTATACTCGCCATTTATTTGTCTCCTGTTAATTATGTTATAATACCATAAAAATATAATAATGTCAACAAAAATCGTCACTATGACGCATTTGATATAACATTATTTTTT